TCGGAGCGAATTCGAAACAGCTGAAGACGTTCACACAGCAATCGAGATTCTGGAGAAGAGAAATGGCAACAGCTAGCGGCCAAGGGCGCGTCGCAATCCAAGTCGAGCCGTACCAGCTCAAGCAGCTTTTCCAGCTTCTCTCAGCTTTGCCAAAAGATTCGCAGAATGAAATTCGTGACCAAGCGCAGATGATGTCCAAGCGTCTAGCTGGTCAGCTTCTCATGTTCTCGCATGGGGCTCCAGCTCCACAGACTCGTCTCGTTGCACAATCAATTTCGACTCCACGCGATCGTCTCATTCGCGTCGATGTCGGTGGATCAAAGAAAGTCGGTCGCAAGTACGGCGGCGAAACTTCAAAGAATGGAAAGACAAGAGTGCGTCAGAATCAAGCTTCTGCCGGAGCTCTTCTATGGGGCACAGAATTCGGCGGTCACGCCGGTGAAGATTCGCTCGGCCGTAAATACACCAACCGATTCAAGGCTGCTCCGAAGAAAGGCGGCTACTGGATCAATCCGGCGGTCGATTACTACACGCCAATAGTTGCGAAGGAATACATCCAGCTCATTCAAGACGTTGTCAAGAGAGTGGGGCTCGCGTAATGGCCGGAATTCCAAAAGTCAAAATAACCTTTGACGCGGATCTCGATGAATTGAAAAAGGGAGTCAAAAGCGCGACGTCTGAAGTCCAGAGCTTTGGCGATCGCGCCGCAGATTTCGGAAAGAAAGCAGCTCTCGCATTCGCAGTCGCCGGAGCAGCAGTCACAGCATTCGCCGTCTCAGCCGTTAAAGCAGCGGCTCAGGATGAAGCTGCACAGAAGAAGCTCACGGATACAATCAAAGCGACCACTGATGCCACAGCTCAACAGATAGCAAGCATCGATCAATATGTGACCAAAACTTCCATCGCGGCAGCCGTTACCGATGACGAGATTCGTCCGGCTCTGGCTCGATTGGCGAGAAGTACCGGAGACGTCCAAGAGGCGCAGGATCTCTTATCGCTTGCGCTTGACCTAAGTGCCGCAAGTGGCAAGTCACTCGAAACTACGACCAACGCTCTTGCAAAGGCCAATGAAGGTTCAAATACAGCTTTGAAGAAGCTTGGTCTTGGTCTCGATGAAAATTATCTGAAGACTGCATCCAATGATCAGATCGTCAAAGATCTCACAGCTACTTACGGAAACTTCTCAGAGAATCAAGCAAAGACAGCCGAAGCTCGATTCAGATCGATGTCAATTGCAATCGAAGAATCGAAAGAAGCTATCGGAGCGGCTCTGCTACCGGTCGCCGAGAAGCTTGCGACTTTCGTGCTGGAGACTCTCATTCCGGCACTCGATGGATTCATCGCTGGCTTGACTGGTAACAATGGCTTGAAATCTAGTTTGACAGAATCACAGAAAAATCTCTTTGCATGGGGCGAAAAAGTTAGAAATATCATTTCGACAATTGTGGATCTCAAAGAAGAATTGACAGTCATCGGCACAGTCATCGCCGGCATCTTCGTAGCTTCCAAAATTGCAGGATTCATCACAGTCATTTCAGGATTGGTCTCGGCCTTTATTGCTTGGCGAACAGCGGCAGCCGGAGCGGCAGTGGCAACAGCGGCAGCAACTGGCGGAGTCTCACTTGGAGCAGCTGCGGCCGGTATCGCCGGCGCAATTGGTCTCTTTGCGGCCGCTGGCATCTTTCTGAATAAAGCTGGCGGCGATGGTGGTGGATCTACTGAAACCGGAGCTCTTGGCAATTATCAGATGAGCACTGGCACAATTCTCGGATCATCCGGTGGAACTGGCGGAACTGGTGGTGGTGGAACTGGCGGAACTGGTGGTGGTGGATTCGGCGGTGGTGGCGGTGGAGTCTCGACACCAACCGGCGCGACAAGCTTGGTCAATCTTGCCAAGCGACTCACAGACATTTCAGACGAATTCACAGAGCTGCAATTCCTAGTCAGTACCGGCGGCATCAGTAAGAGCGCAGGAGCCGCGCAGTTGAATGCTCTGACAAAAGAATTTAGAGTCTTGGAGAATCAAGCCAACGCTCTGACAGCGAAAGAATCCGTTGGCACATTCGACGTCGGCTCATTCCGTCGTGGAGAAGCTGCGACAATGGTGACGATCAATATGGGCGTGGTGGGCGATCCAGAAGGCGCAGCCAGAGCAGTCGAGCAAGTATTCCAAGACTCACTCGCTCGCGGCGGTATTAGTTCCACAGTGGGCGCGTACGACCGATGAGCAATTGGTCTCCGGTCTGGTCGGTCACAATCGGCGGCATCGATTACACAGACATAACACTGGCAAATCTTTCAATCACGTCCGGACGTACTGACTTCTACGTCCAGCCAGCTGCCGGCTACTGCTCAGTAGAGATTATCAATCTCGACGAGAATGTGACTATTGCCGCGGATCTGAATGATCAGATAGCAATTCAAGTCAAAGACTCCACTGGCACATTCGTGCCAATCTTCGGCGGTTTCGTCACAGACATCTCGCAGACGGTCAAGAGTGCCGGATCAGTGATGATTACGCAGTCAATAAAAATCATCGCCATGGGAGCACTTGCCAAGCTTGCCAAAATTCTGGTCGATGGCGTCTTGTCGAAAGATTACGATGGCGACCAGATCTATGACATCTTAGAGCCGCTGCTTTTTAATACATGGGATGAAGTGCCGCCGGCTTTGACGTGGGCGACTTACACTCCGACGACGACATGGGCAGACGCCGAGAATTCTGGCATAGGTGAGATAGATCGACCCGGCGACTATGAGCTTGCAGCTCGGTCATCATCACGGGCAACAGCTCTCAATATCGTCTCAGCTCTTGCCACATCTGGTCTCGGTTATTTATACGAAGACGGCCAAGGCCGAATCTGCTATGCAGACAGCACTCATCGTAGTCAATATCTTGCAGCTAATGGTTACAGCGAGCTCTCAGCCAATGACGCGCTCGCCAATGGAATCTCGGTTGCACGTCGTACCGGAGATCTTCGCAACTCAGTCACGGTCAAATACAACGCCACATCTTCAGCTGAACAATCTGCCGAGGACGCCACGTCCATCGCCACTTATGGGCAGCAGGGATATATCGTCACGACAACTTTGCACAATTCGGCAGACGCTCTCAGCCAAGCCAATTTCTATCTGGAGCTCCGAGCTTATCCATCCGACATCTTCAAGACTCTCAGCTATGAGCTAACGAATCCAGAGCTCTCGGATATAGATCGCGACGACTTGCTTTCAATCTTCATGGGATTACCGGTGGACATCACTGACTTGCCGGTGAACATGATTGGCGGCACATTCCAAGGATTCGTCGAGGGCTGGACATTCTCGACTTCATACAATCGACTCTCACTAACAATTAACTTGTCGCCGGTGGCTTACAGCTTGCAAGCTATGAAGTGGAGCGATGTACCAATCACGGAGACATGGAACACAATATCACCGACTTTAGACTGGGAAAATGCGACAATAGTCGCCTAAGCAAAGGAGAAAAATGGCCACGACTACGAATTATGGCTGGACAACACCGGACGATTCAAGTCTTGTAAAAGACGGAGCGTCCGCAATTCGCACACTTGGATCATCAGTAGATACAACAGTGAAAGCGTTGTCTCCGGGAACGACTGCCGGTGACGTCGATTACTACACATCCAGCACAGCAAAGGCGCGTCTTGCGATTGGTACAACTGGACAAGTCTTAACAGTGGCCGGCGGTGTCCCATCATGGGCTACATCGTCAAGCGGCGGAATGACTCTATTAAGCACTACTTCATTAAGCGGAACTAGCACAACTGTTTCAAGCATTTCAGGAAGTTACACAGATCTAATGGTTATAGTTGAAGGCGTAACTATGGGCTCGGCAAAATTACAAATTCAAGCAAATGGTTCAGCGACCGATTCATGGTCGGGAGGTTATGACATTTATCCAAATCAAGTTTATAACAGCGGCGCAGGTCAAGTTACTGATACTAGCTGGACAGCCACATCATCAGTTTTAATTATTTACCAATACGCAGGAACAACTTACAAAAAAAATGGTGCGTATAACACAACTTTAACAGGATTAGCAAATAATGGATTCGCAGTAGGTTCTTACGGTTATAATTCAACTAGTGCCATTTCATCTATTAAAATCACAAACAATGCCGCAACAACATTCACCGCAGGTCAAGTTAAAATTTATGGAGTTAAATAATGGCTAAAACATCAATTCGTCCAATGGTACGCATCCACGATTTATCAACCGATGAAATTATCGATCGCGAAATGAACGATGAAGAATTCGCACAATACGAAACCGACCAAGCGGCGCGAGCGGCGGAAGAAACAGCGGCAGCACAGAAGGCCGCCGATCGTGCAGCTCTTCTCGCACAACTAGGCATCACCGAAGAGCAAGCGAAGCTGCTACTCGGATGACGTATCCAACTGGCACAGCCGCTCGATTGGTCGAAGTGGCCTTGGCAGAAGTCGGCACGATTGAAGAAGGCGACAACCTGACCAAGTACGGAAAATTTATGAAGGCCGATGGCTTGCCGTGGTGCGGATCATTTGTGAACTGGTGCGCGGATCAAGCCGGAGTCAAGATTCCATCCATGGTTTCAACAGCTGCCGGAGCTAATAAGATGAAAGATCTTGGTCGCTGGATTGCAGACAAGCCGCAAGTCGGCGATCTTTGCTTCATGGATTTTCCACATGACGGCATCGATCGGATTTCGCACATCGGCATCGTTGTGAAAGCTGGAGTCACATCCGTGATCTGCGTTGAAGGCAATACGTCCGGCAGTGGAGATCAACGTAATGGCGGAATGGTCATGATTAAGCGACGCAACATTGGCAAAGAAATCGTCGGATTCGGTCGTCCAAAGCTTGTCGCCTATTCGGGAGAATTTCCAAGTGTGGAGATTCCAGATGAAGCTCCCAAGAAAGGTAACAAAAAGAAATGAAACAAATCCAAGCAATCGCAGCATCGTGGCTTCGCTCATTCTTAGCCGCATCACTGGCCGTCTATATGGCCGGAGTAACAGATCCGAAGACGATTGGCATGGCTGGTCTTGCGGCCGTCTTGCCGGTCATTCTCCGTTTCTTAAATCCATCAGACGCATCATTCGGGATCTCAAAGGGAAAGTGATTCCGAAAGCACTGGCGGCAGCGATTGGAATGGGGCTAGTCCTGTCGCTGTCGTCGTGCGCTTACCAAGGATGGACGAGATATGACTGCCAACTCTTCGAAAACTGGGATGCTCCAGAATGCAATCCGCCACAGTGCAAGGCGTCAGGTACTTGCACAGAAGACATCTTTGGACATGATCCGCGTGAAACACTCTCGACGCTACACAAATGAGCAGCTTAAAGCTCGGCTCATCGTATTCATCGG